GCCCGCATCGCGGGTCTCTGTTGTGCGTGGAGATCTGTTCGTCATTTGGATTGATCCTTCATTAATTGCGCCGCATATTGCTCATTTGAGAGTCCAAGCCGCTTGGCGAGAGAGGCCTGTGTTGAGGTAAGTCGCACTGTGCGTGATTTTTTCGTCGTTCTCGACGGTGCAGCAACCACGGGGCCACCTTGACGTTGGGGTGCTTGTACCTCTACTTGCCCATCGTCAAACTTATCTGGAAAGACCTGTCTCATAGCCTTGTCAATTTCTGTATAATACTGATCTGTATTTGGATCAATCCCTGATTGTACAAGCTTTTGATGCACACCATATGCATAGCCCGTCATTTCAGGAGTTTCAGGATTCTCAAACCAAGTATTTTTCTTACCCCACTCCAAAGCGCGTGGATCAACTTGCGGTTTGGCAGGTGCCTGTTGTTGGTATTGAGGCTGAGGTTGAGGAGCAGGTCTCTTTTGAGGTTTATAGTTGGCTATCTTGTCAGCCTCTATTCTCAAAGAAGTAACCTTGTCATTCGCTTCAAGAATTAAATCAGAATCCCCAGCATCAATAGCTTCTTTATATGCTATCTTTGCTCTGTCTAACTCAGCTTGAACACGACCTTTGGCTTGAGAAACAAGAGTTTCCTCTCCTTGTTCAAGAGTTTTTCTAAGGCGTTCATTCTCAGCCTTGATAGACTCAGCATACTTCAAAGCTTCTTCACGAAGTCTAATAGCTTCCTCTTTGTTCCTACGTTGCTCATTGGCCTCATAGGTCATTTTCTTGAAACGCTTCTGAACGCCTTCAGAATACTTATCTAGCTCATCATCATCGAAGGTTTCAGGAGCAGCATCTTCAGCTTTACGAGGCCTACCACGATCTTCTTCTGGAGTATCGTCTACAATTTCAATCTCAAACTTATCATCAGATACAACATCTTGTGTTTCAGGTGATTCGTTTCCAACATCTTCCATCATTTCAGGTTCTGAAGCTAAATTACTCATGCCCGTGTGTACCCCCTTGGATCTTCAACAACGGCCTCAACAGTGTCATCATTCACTAATCGAAACTCTTTGCCATGTATTTTAAATCTGGTTCCTGAGTAGGATCTAAAGATTACAAAGTCACCCTCTTTACAGTAGGCTCCATTTGGGAATCTTTCCTTATCAGAATATGCATCTGGCCCAGTCTTTATAACAAAACCAATAATAGATGCTGTTTCTTCTGCTTGTCTGAGGCCATCTGGCATATAGACGCCACCCTCAGTCTTCTCATTAACCTCAACGGTGCTAATAAGAACCTTGTAGCCTTTAGGTTCAGGTAACTGAGTCGCTACTTTTTCCTCAGTTATTTTAGTGTCTGCATACATTTTATATACCTTGCAGTGATTAGGTTCACAGAAACCGTGCGCGGATTACCCCACGAAGCCCCCATATGTAGAAATAGTTCAATTGAACTTATTGTTCAATAAATCTTTTTTCTATTTCTTGTAAATCAGACTCTAGTAGCTTTAAAGCTTCATATCTCCCAACAAGTCTGCTGTAGTCATCCATAGTTTGCGCTTGGCCCCCTGCCAAGAACTGTTCTATTTCAACCTTATAATCGGAGATACTACGCTTCATAAGCGCAATAACTGTATCATCCATCTCCCTTACCTAGCTCCTTTGCTAATTCAACACCAAGTTTTGCCCCAGCTTGCTGATCCGCTCGCTGAGAGTTATCAAGATCAGTAGCCAACTTAACCCCCAGCTTGGCCCCCTCTCTTTGATTAGTGGCTTTAATCTTCTCAGCCTCAAGCTGAAGTTTAGCTGTGTCTAGTTGCATCTTATGTTGAAGTTCTTGTGTCTTCAGTTGCAATTCTTGCTGCTGCATTTGAACAATAGGATCTTGCTGTTGCTGTTGTGCTTGTTCTTGGGCAGCTTCAGCTTGATCTTTTTTGAGAAGCTTTTCTGCTGCATCTTTAGCAAGCCTAGAGATCTCAACCTCTACATCTTCAGGAAGGTTCTGATCTTCACTTGGCAACTCGACACCAAGCATTTTTTCCATTTCCCTACGATACTGGAATGCAACATGCTCTGTAATATGTGCAGCCATTGCCTGCTGTATTACTTGAGCAAATGGAGACTGTCCTATCATCTGGGCCAGTTTGGGATCTTGAGCAGCAGCCATGTGAACTGCTAGATGTGCTTCATGATCCTGATACTTAAACGCTTTAACTGGCTCCTGTTTCAAGATCATCATGTTCTCAGTTACAGGATCGGCAGGTTTGATATCATCAGGAAGTTTGATGAGATCATCAGCATCTTGAATGCCAAGAACCTCAAGCATTTGCCTGTGGAGTTTACCCATGTCATATAGCTGCGGCGCTTGCTGCGCCAATTGTAATGCAGCTTGATACTGCATGATTCTTTGAGACATCGTAGCGGCATTGGGATCTGAGACTGGTATAACATCTATGCGCTTGTCAAAGTCATCCGTCCTGCTGAAGTCTCCATCAACCTCATAGGCATACTCTTCAGGCATATAGTCATGAACAATCCTAGCAAGAAGTCGTAACTCTTTTTTCATGGCTGCATGAAGGCGAGCCTGTACACCAGACATCACCTTCATTGAACGCTCCATGAGGGCAAGAGTTGTACCCACGGGTGCCTGTGCGTTAGTGTCTCCTACTTGGATGTCTGCGACTGAGCCAATGCGGCGTCCCTCTTCGACAATATTTCCAAGTAAAGAGTACAATACGCTTGATGGCTCTTTGTAAGGGATAAACGTAATCGAGTCACGGATGGCACCGCCCGGTACGTCCACATCCCTAAATTCACCCGGCATAAGAGGAGTGTCGTCCCCCTTAATACGCATACCGCGAGCTTTAAGCCCTGCTGGCAAATTCGACAGTGTGCCAGCATCAACCAACTGGCGAAGGATAGAGGTAGCCGACTTAGCAAGGCCACCAATAAGGTGGATAAGACCCGTTCCATAAAACCCAAGGCCCGGTAGATAGCGGTAATGAACAAAGTGTAGGCGTTTTTTCTTTTTAGCGTCATCTTCGTACCAATTCTTGCGGATAGACAATATTTCACGAGACGATTTATCTATAGTTACTACATAGGGCCGTGCTAACTCATCAGAATCATCAAACCCCTCGGGCATGTTCATCGTGACATGCATTTCAAGGATCGTATGCCTATCGTCGTTTTCAAGAACTGCGCTTTCCCCGTCAAGTTCATCGTATTTCTCTTGTATATCGGAAAAATCAGGGGCCGGTGCGGGCAGCTCTACATCTCTATAGAACCCTGCCACTTGTAATTCTAGTATCTCGTTTTCCGTTTTCTTCATAACATGCGTGTAACGCGGGCATGTCATAAGGTCAGTTGCCCCGTAGGACACAACAAACTCTTCTGAAGGAACAAATACAGCGCAGGGCCTATCCATAAGAGGATCGTAGTATACTTTCTTGAACGCAGATCCTGCCAGCGGGAGCTTAAACAACATCTGCTCCATCTCATCGCGGTACTCTGTCATCTCCTCCGTCAAGAGGTAATTCATCTCGTTCTGCACACGCTCGGCTTGGTCAAACTTTTCTGGGGTCAGCTTGCCCATAATCTTACTTCTTACAGGGCCTGAAGCGGGGAACAGCTCCCCCATAGCCTGCGCTTGAAACCGTACAACAGCCTCAGTAAGCACGGGGTGAAACACCCCAGAAGCTCCTGCCCAAGGCTGTTGGCGCTCCTCAATCTTCATACCAAGAAGGTCTAAACCTTTTACATAAGCCCTAGCCCAATCAGAGCGTGACTCACGATCAGACTCAAAATCACTCACAAGCTCAGATGCCATAGCCTCAAGGTCTGCTTCGTCTATAGACTCAGCTAGGTTTGAATCGTGATCTTGTCCCATTAGTTGCTCTGACAAGCCACCTTCAAAATCAATTATAACCCCGCCATCTTCAGTCTCCATAGAAACAGCTTCGGGGTTTATAACTTCAATAGTAAGCTCTTCTTCAGATGGATTCTCTTCGATCTCTAAATCAGAAGGAACTAAAGGTTTTTCTACAGCCATGTGCGCTCCGTAAGCGGTGTGTGGACTTAACTTATCATTTTAATGTCCGATGGTCTAGTGTCGAGGTGCGCGACTTGGGGGAAGCCACCACACCCCGACTGGGCACTGGGAGATGCGCCCATAATTATCCTTTAACTTAGACCGGCTGTTGAAACAAATATTATATTCCTGTATTAAGATATCATGGATAACATGTTGATTTGGAACATCGTACTAACTTTTGTGGTTCTACCCATAGGATGGTGGGCCAACCAAATCGCATCTGAAGTCAAGCGCCTCAATATTCTTTTGAACATGACAAGAGAGAATTATATAAAGAGGGAAGAACATGCGGGGGAACTTGGGAGAGTTGTTGACCACCTCGTTAGGCTTGAAGGCAAGATAGATAAGCTTGCAGAGAAATAGGGGGAGATAGGCATGAGATATGTTCATCTGCGCCCTAACAGCAATACTAGCTAGTCAAAGCCCTGCTATAGGTCTTCACCAGACCTGTGAATACAGGTGCCCTAGAGAAGTTTCACAATTTTATTACCAGTACCCAGCTAAGGTCAGGGTTCCTTGGAAACACTTCTGCCCACCGTACATTGTTGTTGGTCGGGGAAGAGAGACATGATTGATCCATTTACGGCGTTTGCGGCTGTCAAATCTGCGGTTGCAGCGGGCAAGGAACTCGTCAACGTCACCAAGCAGATTGGTGAGTTCTTCGACGGGGTAGACGAACTACGCGCTGCCCATGAGAAAAAGAAAAACAGTTTGTTTTCAGGTTCTGATGAAAATGCAATGGAGACGTTTGTGAACTTACAAAAGGCCAAAGACGCTGAGGAAGAGCTTCGTCAGATCGTCATTGCAACCAGAGGTTTTAGCGCATGGGGTGAATTGCAAGCTATACGGGTGCAAGCAAGAAAGGACCGCAAGGCCAAGATTGAGGCAGAGAAGAAACGCAAAGCAAAGCTAATTGAGAGGATTGTTATTTATGGCGGGGCTACAATTATTGTTTCTATAATGATGGGTATCACTGTTGTAATAATCCTAGCGAAACAAGGAAGGCTGTAGTGGCTGATGGGTTAAGCGGGATAGGTAACGCACCGTTTAATGTAGGGTCTGATATCCATCAGCAAACTCAAAGTCGTGAACGTATAGAAGCTCACCTTGCTGAGCAGAGGGTAACAAAGGAACATAGGGCCAACCACACGCATCTGGAGGCGCTCAGAGAGCAGAGATTAGATCTTGGCAAGGCTTATGATAGGTTTGGAGCAAAAACTACAGCGGATAGGCCGCAGGGAACTAAGTTAAACATAGAAGTTTAGTAATATTCCACAGGTCTACGGTATGTAGGCTCATCATCCCACTCGTCTGTGGGTAATCTGATGAACCCACCCTGCCTAAATCGCAACAACGCCATAACCGTAGAGTCAACAAGGTCATCGTTAGACATAAACGGGAACCCTGCCACCTCTTCTATGACCTCCTCGGCCCAACGCTTGGCTGGTGCCCACACAAATCCGCTGGCTATGATGTCTGATACACTATTAAGGCGAGCCATCTTATCCCCAGTACCCCTATGAGGTGTATATTCTTGTACTGGGAGGCCCATACGGCGTAATTCTTGGTACAAAGCTACACCAGAGGACTTTTTCTCCACAATAAACGAGTCTGGCTCCCAACCTTTGTACTCTTCAAGCGCCAGACCCTTCAATTCTGGAAATTCTAAGCGTTCTTTGATGCTATTTAGCAAAATTATGTGGTGTGCGTTCTCTTCTTCATTAAAAAACACACCCCAAGTCGTCAGCGCGGTGTAATCGGCGCGATTATTTTTCTCTGCGGCAGCGTCAAGCGACATAATTATATATTCACAGTGGGGTGGGTCGTCTTTTGTCCATATTTGCCACCATTCCCGCTTAACAATCGACGCTTCTTCAGCCGTGGGCTGCTGTTGATACTGCGAGTTCCATTGGAATGTAGGCATCGACGCCTTTGTGCGCAGCAATGCGGTTAAATCAAAGAACTCAGGCCACAGAGGCTTCTGTATCGGCTTACCGTCAGAGTCCTCGCTGTCCAAAATGGCGGGAAACTCTACGATTTCGTACTGATCTGACTCTGGATTCTTGACCATATCGGTCGTCACGCGCCCCGTAAGGTCGTCCATGTGCCAACGAGTCTGGATTATGGCAACCCTACCGCCCGGCATAAGGCGAGTACGGGCACCGAAGGTGAACCATTCATATGCTTTCTCAAACACAGAGAAGTTTCCGTTAATAACATCCTGCTCAGAATGAGGGTCATCAACAAGCAGAAGATCAGCGCCACGTCCCGCAAGTGCAGACCCAATACCACACGCATAATATTCTCCTCCAAAGTTTGTATTCCACCGCCCCGCAGACTTACTGTCCACCGCCAGCGATACCTGCGGAAATATTTCTTTGTAGTCGTCTACCGATATCAGGTTCCTCACCTTACGCCCGAAGTCCACAGCGAGATCGGTAGTGTGGGACACCATCATAACCTTCTTGCCGGGATTACGCCCCAAGAACCACGCAGGGAAAAAGATACTCACAAGCTGCGATTTACCATGTCGCGGCGGGATGTTTACACATATACGGTCTTTATCACCCTGCTCAATGTCCATCAGCATGTCTGCGAGGATGCGGTGGTGCTTTCCGACCTTATAATCTGGCTGCATCCGTTTACAAAACTCTATCAGATCATCTTTGGCATTGTCGTTACGCTGCCTGTTCGCCAGCTCATCGACCATCTTGTCGATCTCTGCGACCTCTTCAGGACTAAACTGGTCGAGGTTGTCCAGCATAGTCTGTATATCTTCTGGGGAGAAGTCTAAGTTTTTTGCAACAGTGGTAAGATCTTTAGGCATCGGGAGGCCCCAGTGTATCATCCAACGATATGACCGGGGCCTCCACGACTACTGCGTCCTCTACATCAGAATCGGCTGGGTCTATAAGTTTAGCCAGTTTCCCACGTAGTTTCTCTTTGATGTCGTCTGTAGTCTGGTGCGTTATTGTAACTTCAGACTTCTCTGCAAACAACCCCACATCGCTGATCTTACCAAGCAGCTCCAAAGCACGTATACGCACCCGTGGGTCGGGGTTCTCTGTCTCCTCAATCAGTTTGTTCGTGACGAGGTGCCTCACCTGCGTAGCACTCTGCACAACAGAATGCCCAAAATCTCTTAGGATCTTGTCTGTCAGTAGGAGGGTAGCGGGTGGGGTACGTGATATATTCCTAAGCGTAGCCTTCTTTGAAGTACGCACAGGATCGGCAGCATATGCCATACTGATCTCCGAAGCGTTATCCCTGTCCTCTGCGGTTATGCCTATTTCTAACCCGTGGGCATGTAGATGTTTAGCGGTCTCGGCAGCAGCTTCAGCTTTGCCGGTAAGGTCTTTGGGTGGGGGCACGTCTTTGATTGGCACCCCCCGCTCTGGTGTTATTTGTAATGCCATATGTAGTATTTAGACGAATATTATAATTATTTCAATCTCCTCACGTTTGAGGTGTGGTTACTGGGTATAACGGCAGGGTGGGGGTGGGGTTTAGCCGACACAGGTAA